CTTGACAGCATTGGTACGCTCCAGACTTGCAGACGGGACGAGGCACGAGGTATCCCGGGCGCAATGTATGGTGCTATTGGCCGCGCTATGCCTAGTCGGATCGACATCGGCTAGTGCTGCCGCCTTTCCATGCTTTACTCATAAGTCATCATAACAAATGCCACACACCCACCACGATCCCAGCTCTAACAATTCAGATTCCGGTGTTTGCTCTTCGCATCTTGTGCATTTGATTGTGTCCATCAATGCCACCCATTCTTTTGCCAATGTGCATAGGCTTTGCAGCTTGATCCAGAATAGCGACTGAGGATGTAACGCAAACTCCAATCAATCATGCGATACCCGTCAAGGTTTTGATACTTTGTGTTTCGCATTTGACCCAACCCAAAGTGCTTGCCATTGGGATTGATAGCCTCAACGCGCCAATTCGATTCGCGTGTTATCAACTGATTAAAGCATTGAAACTCTTTGTAATTTACAATTCTTGAATGTGCATACAGCTTTAAAGAGTCTATAGATGTTGTTGTTTTGACATCTTGTGCAGCTGTGGCCGATGTCGATCCGACTAGGCATAGCGCGGCCAATAGCACCATACATTGCGCCCGGGATACCTCGTGCCTCGTCCCGTCTGCAAGTCTGGAGCGTACCAATGCTGTCAAGTAGTGAGCGTAATCTTGAGCGATTCCAACAGGTTTCGCACACCTGTGGATAAAGCCTGTGGATAACTTCATAAGTGCAACCTATCCTCACACGGCTTGCAAAACCACATTACAGCTCCATCATCTTGTCGATCATACTCATTGACCATGGTGTCATTGTCGCAATCGCTGCAATTCATAACACCGCCAAATCCGCTAAAGCTGTAAATCCTGCCATCTGTTGCGATGTGAATGTCTTTTGGGTTGATTGTCATTGGCTTAATTCCACAATCCTTGCATCATCAACAATCTTGATGCCAAATGTGCCACAGCTCATGCATTGGGCAAACCACTCATGCTCGGTCAATTCTGCACCTTTCTTGAGGCCATGTCGTTGTTTTGGCTTGCCATAAAGCTTTGAACAAATTGAGCAATCAAATAATAGAATGTGCATAGTTACTCCTTTGTAAGGTTTCAATCGGCTGCAAATTGATTTGAGGCACCGACCAATTGTTTTGCGATGGGTTTCGATAGCGTGGTTTCTTTGCTATTACAACAGGCATCCAGCCCATGATTTTCATGTTAGGTGAGCTGCCAGTAACTAACACGGCAATGTCACGATCATGTCGATCTGATTCTTGTATCCATAGATTGCTGGCCGGATTGATTGACCATTTGACTTCGATGTGATCGCCCACATCAGCCTTTGATTTATCCCATGTGATGCCCGGTGTGTAGTCATAACCCAATCGCTTAGCAACAACCATTTCAGCGGCCATTGATTCGCCCATCTGGGCCACATACGCAAACCATGAGATGTCTTTGACAATGCGTGAGCTGTGATCGGCTGACTTATCATGGCAATGCTGAATAGCTGCAATCATGCATTGCACCTCCTCGATGCGATCTATCACCGGCAATCACCGCAAAACCAAATAATCTTTTCGGTTCGGTCATAACCGATCTGATAACCAAATGCATCAAATTTTGTTAGCTTCGAGCATTTGTCGCATTGCTCGACTTTGTACTCCTCAACCACTTCGCCTTGATAGTAAAGCCGTGCAATGCGTGTTTGTGGGTTGATGATTTCCATGAAATCGCTCATACCTGTGGATCCCATTGGCCTGTGCTACGCAATACATACCAACGCGGCGTACATTGCATTGCCTTTACCTTCTCTGAGCAAAAGTAACCTCCCCATGATTTGGCTGCATCTGGCTTACTCTGGTTCCAGCGCATCGATCCATGTGAGCAAGCCGGCACCGCGTTTGGCACCCATGCATCCTCCGATGATCCAAATGATGGCGTGCCAGCTGCCTCAGCTTCTCCGGCTGTTTGGTAACTCGGCACATCGCCATGTTTGGTTGTCCAGTAGTCATAATCGGCCGCCGGTGTTTCGGTCTTGATCGATGCCATGACTTCCTTTGTAGCCTTTTCCGTATTGCCCATGACTAACGCCATTACACGCATCAATGCGGATGTGCAAGTATCCTCAACCATCCAGCGTTTCATTTTGTCTGGATAAGCTGCCAAATAGCCGTACGCATAATCAATGCCAGCCGGCTCTGTCTCGGTCTGATCCCGCCATGCTTTTGCCTGCACTAACACATAGCCTTTGTCAGCATTAAATTCAACGATGTGTGCTTCTAATCTGCCTTTTGGAAATGTTGCAAGCCATCGATCTGTGCGCTCTTTGTTGCCTTCATAATTGTCCATAAAAGCCATTATTTGACCGCCTTGTCTAGCTGCGAGATGTGGCGAGATACCGCACGGCCTCGTGTGTAGCCTTGTCGCTGGCCTTCTTTAAATCCGACCGCATAGGCCATAACAGCCCATAAAGCACCTGCAATGACCATAAAGATCACAATTGAGATTTCATTCATTTGTCTAGCTCCCGATTCTGGGAACAGCTAATCTGCTCCCAAACAAAGAGTGACAGCGATGGCCGACAAAATCAACAATCGCGCCTAAATTACGGCGTGTTGCTCTGTTTCTCAATGAGCTGTGTGTATAGATAATCCAAACGAGCTTCGATGCGTGAGACTTGATCCTTCATACTCGACCCACCATTGGGCAACAGCTCGCTCATCACGGCTCTGATAATAATCCTCATTGACGAATAAACGGCTGCCAGTATCGCAATGACAAAACCACCAACAGCCGTCCATTCGCCCACGCTCACTTTTTGTTGCCGAAACTTACATCGTTTGGATTTGCCCATCGAGCTAGTAGCGGCACGATGCCAGCGACTAAGCCCATTGCCAAATCTTTGGGATTTGTATTGCCCGTTAAATAAACGGCCAAACAACCTGCCACCGCGCTTCTTGCGTACGATGCGGCAGCTGCCTTGATTTGCTTCATTCTTTGCCTCCTTTTGGTCGATCCGGTAATTCACCGGCAAACGCTTCATAAACTGGTCGGCCGTAGCCAACCACAAATGATCTTGCTCCCAAACTCCTGTATTTGACCATCACTTCACCTCCATTGCGCTGATCACCACCGGCCGATGTGTTGCCTTCAATTGTGACAATTTGTTTATCCGAGCATCGAACAACCAAACCAATGTGATTGATCATTGTCTGGTCATCGATGACAAAATCAAAGAAAACAAAATCGCCAATTCGTGGCGTTGTGTGCCATCGCTTCATCTTGCGAAATGCGGCAGCACCGGCGCGAGTGCTTACGACATTTGGCACATCCACACCGGCTTGATCTGCACACCAATTGAGGAATGACCCACACCACGGCAGCTTGTCGGCCTTCATGTGTTTGCCATACTTTGTCTCATTGTTGCCTGTTTCAGCTGTGCCAACCTCGGCAAGTGCAACCTCAATCAAACGCGACAATGTGCCTTGTGGAAAAGTCATGACAATAGCAATTGAGCTTCCTCAGCTGTGATGCCGAGTTTGGTCAATAAGGATTGCTTAGCTGCGGCATCTGCCGCCACCTTTTGCTCAATTGTGCTCAATTCTGCTAAGTATTCATTATGTTGTTTTAATTCCTCAGCGTTCATTTCGCGATCGATAATTTCATTGGTTTCTGTGTTGTGAATTCGGATCATTGGATTAGTCATTATTTCACCCCGTAGATTTCTATTGTTCCAGCAGTTATTGCAGTTCCTGAGATAACTGTAATGTTATTGATTGCCGATGTTGCCGCTGTAACGCTAACTCTGTTTTCCATAATGTTATTTACAGCGTTCATGTTTATGTATGACCCGTTTACTGTCACATTTTTCTTTTGTGTAGAATTACAATCCCAAAAAGTTAAATTCCAAGCATTTAGTCCACCACTTGTTACCGAAACAGTGCCTGGTTGGTTTAAGTCGATGGCTGAGGTATCACCACCAGTATTGGTTATCGTGCCAGCAGGCACGCAACTAGAATTAAAATTAGTGTAAGTGGCTGCTGTAATTCCGTTAATTCGTACATTGCAATTGAAATTACCTGACGCGACATTGACTCCATAAATGTAGGCCACCAAATTTCTGTATCCTGTAGCTGTAACGCCAATGGATGTTGATGTGCCTGAAAGTGTTGTTGTGCTCAATAAAGTAAAACCGGCTGAGGTTGCCCATGTTGGGATTCCACCTGCAACAGTAAGCACTTGATCTGTTGATCCAATGCCTCGGCGTGTAAAAGTGCCTGATCCTGTTCCATAAATTAAATCGCCATTTGTGGTGATGGTTGTTGCCATTGCATTTGTTACTGTCGGAACTGGCCCGGTTGGATCAGTAACAGTTATGCCCGTGCCAGCTGTTACGCCTGTGACATCAGCTGTGGTTGGTGCTACCCACACAAAATCCATGTCGGTAGCTGAGTTTTTGCTCAAAATGTAACCAGATGGCCCACCTAAGAGATCAGCCAAATCTGTCGCAACAGCTTGACCAAATACCTCAAAGTCAGCCGGCAAATCTGTCACTAAATCCGTGGCCGTAGGCATCTGCCATGAAAATGGTGTTGTTGGATTACTCATGTTTTCTCCTTACGCCACAATTGTGGCATTGATCCAATCCAATGTTGGATTGACTGTGCTCCATTGCTCTGTTATCGGCACATCATTCCATCTCATGGCTTGCAATGAGAATGACACCGGTGACAAAATCATGGAAACGCTGACCTGATTATACGCGGCTGAGAATGTCCAGCCTTCAACGAAACCCAGAAAATCGCCAGAAACCATGTTGAGCGGCAAATCGGAAATGTCCAGCGGCATGCCCATAAAGACATTGATTAAGTCATCACGATCTGCATCGTCTAGCTCTGGGTTCGTCAGCTCAAAAGTAATGTTGTTAAAATTAAACTGTGGGTACGCTCTAAGTGCCAAATAAAAATCGGCTTGATCTTGAGCATCAGCTTGATGTTTAACTGTGGTTGTGAAAATCTGGGCTAATTGCCCATAAAGTCCGACCGAGGTTTGATCATCGGCATTGACTTCAAGAGCTGAATTGTTGCCGTATTTAAGCGTTATTGTGTTTCGCACATCGCCGGTGCGTGACTGGATACTTAGGCCCGATGCCAATGCGTGGTTGGCTGTCAAATCCACATAGCCATTTGCCGCAAGATAATTAGTGCGGTGTGTTGAATCCGCATAACCAATTTGCCCGTTGGCATCCTCATAGATGTAACCCAATCCAGATGTGGCAAGAGCTGCAACCAATGAATAGACATCGATGCGATCTGATCCACGATTTTCAAGCTCATAATTGCCCGGCTGGTCAATCTCGCCTAATCCTGTGTTTTGTGCATCTTGCCATTGCTCCGTTGGTTCATAGGTTGCCCATGTCAATGCCTGTGGCACCTGTTGCCATGAGGCAAATAATACCTGTTGCAAAATTGTGTAAATCTGATTGCCATCAAAATCATCTGACAAAACACCATCGGTCAATGCTTTTGGCAATCTGGCCAATGCGCCTAGTGCGATGATTTTGATTCGCTGTGCATAATCGACCGATCCAACCTCAGCTACGGCAATGCCAACCTCAACGACCGAGCCGCCAAAGATCGGCACAAATGTCGCTGTTGAATCTTGCAGCTCAATGGTGAGCGAGTTGTTAATCTCAATCTGCACATTAGATTGATCAAGGTTGATCAGCTCTAAATTGGCATAACCGGCTTGAGCCTGTTCATAGATGTTTGTGCGGCCGCTTGTAATCGTAAGGTTTGCCAGAATAGCGGTTTGGTACTGGACGCCGCCAATCGTCACGCGCCAAACTGGGTTGAAAACTGTCATGACGAGAATTGCAAGGTATTTGCGCCACCTGTGCCGCGATAGAAGCTGTTATTAAGCACATTGATAATGCTGCGTGCTGTGCCTTCTGGATCAATTGCACCGGTGACATTGAGATTAATTGTGGTGTTGCCGCCACCCAAACGGTTGTTTGGCGTAATCATGCCGCTACCTGATGGCGTAAATAGCTCTGGCCCACGCTCTCCGACAAGGTATGAGGTACCTGATCTAACAGGCCCACCGGCAGCTTTACCGCCGCCAAACACTCTGTCTATGGCTCCTGAGATACCTTTGACAATTGGGTTATTACCAATAAATTCAACAAATTTTTTGATCATGTTATAGGCAGCCGTGATAAAGCTGACCAGACTAGAAAAGCCCGTGACCAGAATTGATACAGCTGTGCCAATGCTTTCAAGTGATGCTTTAAAAACTGTGCCTAAAAATGGTGCAAGATACTTTTTTGTAAATTCCCAAATCTTTTGTAATAGGTTAAAAAACGGCTGCAATTCATCTGAGTTGTCTGAAATTACTTTTTTGATCTTAAAAAATGCATCTCGCAAACCTTCAAGTACTGGCCCAACAATGCTGCCAATTGCCGGGATTACTTCCTCATACAGAAACTTCCACCATTTGACCAATACTGGCAACAGCTCATCACGAATAAATGTGAAAATCTGTGCAAACGCTGGCCCCAATGTTTTGCCCAAACCATCTGCAAATTTGGAGATTGCTGGCACGCCTTTATCCACAAACGCGCTGAGCAATGGTGTGATGGCATCCAGCACATACGATCCGACAGTTTCTTTGGCTTCATCAAATGCCACATTGAGGCGTGCCATTTTGCCGGCAAATGTGTCGGCCTGTGTTGATGCCTGACCTGCAAATGTGGCAGCTAATGCGGCGGCAGCTGCATCAAAGTCTTTTGTCTTTAAAATGTTTTCATCAAGCGGCACGCCAAGTTTTTTCAACGCTCCAAAATTGCCGTCATAGGCTTTTGCCAATGCCTCTGTTACAGCTCCCAAATCTTTACCTGTGCCAGCTGCAATGTCTAATGCCAGCTGTTGCAATCTTTGTGC